GTAGCTCCAGCTATGCCTGAATCAAGCAGTAGCTGAGCTTGTTCTTTCCTCTTAATTGTATCAAGCCTAACGTATCCAGTCCATCGAATATCTACGCCAGTTTTTTCTCTGATCTTAATTAAGAACTTCAACTTTTCTTCATAGTCGTTCATGATGTTGTCAGTCAGTAGGTACATTCTTGTTTTGAACTTTTCATAGTTCGTTAGAAGTTCACGCTCGAAGCTCTCGTATGAGCGCATGTACTCAGTTTTCTTTTTACCCAAAGCGGCATAGTTGCAAAACTGACAACTGAATATGCATCCAGCAGCAACTTCAGTAGAGAGACTTTCGTCATCCATGATGTGATCTTCAAGTATAGGTGTAGATGCACAATCACTGAAGTCTACGATGTTAGAAGTATATGCTATCTTAGAACCACGAATTTCGGTGAATTCGATAGTTTGATTTTTAGCCAACTTGTCTATGACGTCGATGTTATTACCTAAAACGTAATAGTCAACATACTTATCGAGAACGTCAATACCCCAAGCATATCTTTTTGATCTTTTGAATTTAGATTCAATGATTTCCCATCCACCAAGCAGAATAGGAATCTGTAATCTTTTACATAACGAAAACGTTTTTATGAAAAATTGGAAAGTATCTAATCCCCAAGCATGCCCTTCTTCTTCTTGATCGGGAAGTTCTGATACGTTCTTTCGAAAAGTCGTATTGATGAAAGACGTGCTAAAACACGCAATAGACTGTTCGCCTTGCGTGAAGTTTTCTATAATCTGTTTGATTTCTTCTACTGAAAACGAAAGACAGTTATGAATTTGTTTGACTTCATAACCAACTGATCGAAGCATATATGAAAGTCTAAGATTAGAAGCAGATTTCATGAAGTTGAAACCTGTTCCATTGTTTTCAGAAAAGATAATGATCTTACGAATCATCAGTCGTCAATCTACGAACGATTTCTTGCACTGGTAATAACTCATTTGTAAAATCGATTCCAGTTCCAGCAAATATCACACCTCTTTCTAGATTTCCAGACACTCCCTCATAAAGTCTTTTGTCGATAGTTCTTCTTCTTTTCTGTTCTGGTTCAATATCTCGATAGATTAATCCCTGTAATCCAGAAAGTTTCATTCTAGAAAGATCGTTAGAAGTTTTTTCTAACATCCTTTTCTTTGTTGAGATATCTATCGAGCTTTCTTCACTCATTGCAAAAAGAGTGCCTATCGAAACTGCAAGAGCGCCCGAATTCATATAATAATCTATTTGAGCTTTGGAAGCTATTCCGCCAGATGGTATCAACTTATCTGCTGAAATGAATTGTTTTTGAATGTCAAAAAAATCTTTAGTTTTAAGATTATGACTATAGCCTGCAGACTCAGTTCCGTTAAGAACTAGTGCATCAAATCCAAATGTTTTATTATTAACAATCGCAACTTTCCTCATAATGAAACAATCTAGTTCGCGTAATCGTTCAATAAAGTTTCTATCATTGTTGAGATCAGTATGTATCAACTCACAATGACTGATCTTATACTTTTCAATCAACTTTAATATGAATGTTTCTAAGAGCGAACTATCAGGAATAGCTACTCCTAAAATCAAACGGCAGTGACCCATTTCTTGAGTGAACTTATCTAATTCTGATGGTAGCTTTTTGAGCTGAGATTCAAATGGAGCTGTAGTTAAACTTGGTACGATACCAGCTTTGGCACAAGCAATAGCTAAATTGATATCACTTACGCAAGTCATAGCTGAACACGTAATAGGATGTTCATATCCAAAAAAATCTCTATACATAATGATCCTATTAAATGGCACCAGTGGAAGGAGTCGAACCCTCGCCTGCGGTTTTGGAGACCGCCGTGCTACCGTAACACTTCACTGATATTTCAAAATACCCATTTCAGCCCGACGAGACCATAAGTATTATTATATCTCGTATTGATTCCTTTGTCAAATCCTACGGTCGCTGTCAGTGAAACGTTTTTACCAATCTTTTCACTAACTGTAACACGATTACTTATAATAGTTTTATGATCTGTATTAGTAATCACGCGAGTTTCAATGGCTGCATTCTTGCTGATTTCATATCTTGCGCCAATATATGGGCTAGCTTTTGTTGTGGATCCGTTTCTAGGTTTGCTCGACAACAGTGGTGATCCGCTTTCTGTTGAGTCTAACTCACTTCTATTTACAGTAACTCCTACGAGTGGTCTGAATCCATAGAACGACTGCGGTGAATATACAGCCATGTCAGCATAGAAGTTCTTCTGATTCACTTTGTTGTTATTGATCAGAGCAAACTCAGGAATAGAAACATTCGTTCTGTGATCGCTTGAGCTAAATCCTACAGATCCTTTGACCCAAGCATACGGCTGACGACTCATGATGTATGCGGTGCCGCTAGTTGACTCTGTAGAAGTTTTAGATCCAGTGTATCCACGAGAGTCACCAGCAAGGTGACTGAACGCGAATCCGAATGTGTTGTTATCTATAGTTCTTTGCCAACCAAACGCAGCACCGCTAAGAGCGAACTTACCGTTGATGCTTCCTGCTGGTGCAGCCCACGTTCCATCTGGTGTTGATAGTGGATCAATTAAGAACAGATTCATATTCTTATGAGCAACTGCATCTTTAGCACCAGTCGAAGATACACTCTTCGTTTTAGCTGAAGAATCACCAAACTGATACGTCGTTCCTGTCTGCGTAGTTGTAGTCGCAGGATTGTTTGGATCAGCAATCGTTGTAGTTGTATTGTCGCTCCATGTCTGAGTTACCTGCGGAGTTGTAACTGTTGTGGTTGTCCAAGGCGTAGCAGTTACAGGAGTCGTTGTCTGAGTTACGTTGAACTGAGACCCTGTATTCGTGCTTGAGTTTACTATCAAACTAGCAGCAGGAGCAGAAGTTCCAAAAGTCGTTGACGAAGTAACAGTTGGATTGGTCGGAGTTGTGCTCACTACTGTTGGATTTGATGGTGTAACAGGACCAACAGTCGGCATGTCTGGATTGTTAGGAGCAACAGCACCGAACGTAGTTCCGTTCTTCGTTACAGTTCCAAGACCATCGTTCACATACAGAACTGGCGAGAGCGCCGTGTCGCCCTGATTGAATGAAGCAAAGCCAAGACGATATGTTCCAGCATCTACGACTTCGTAGTTGACGATCTGCCAACCAGTTGAACCGTAAGAGCCAGTTGAATAGTTACCTGTTCCTGGATTTGTAGCACCAAGCAGAATGTATTGTGTAAGAATGTTATTGATCTTACCGAGCGTTGTTGCGCTGCTTGTATTCACGAATGACGTGATCGAACCATCGTTGAATGGAACGTAGTCAGTCGATGTGTAGACCCAATACATCGAGAACGTAGCAGGAGCGTTGAACGAGAAGTCTTTGTAGACCCATGCTCCGTTTGTAATCGACCCGCCACCAGATGGATTCTGTGCTGCAATTTCAGCAGCCAATGCGGAAGCAGACGCTGAACTCATTCCGAGCGCGCCTGTCATAGTATTAAATGTTGCTGTTGGATTAGTTGGCGTGAGACCAACCATCGTGGAACCAGTGTAAGGACTGATAGCCCATGCGTTCGGACCAGCCTGAAGATTCTGTGTTCCAGTATATGTTGTTGTGCCGGCGGGACCATTAGCCCAACCGCTGGCGCTTAGTGAGTAATCTTGGGCTGATGCTGTTGTTACAAACGCGAACAGAGCCGCTGTTGCGGCTAAAATTTTCTTCATTTGACCTCCCTATGTGTGGACGATTTACGTCATCAACATCATAGTGAAGTCAATCAGAACATTTGCGTTCTATTTATAAGTGGCGGAGAGTATAGGATTCGAACCTATGCTACTTTTCAGTAGGACGATTTAGCAAACCGCTGCTTTCGACCGCTCAGCCAACTCTCCGTAAATGGTGTCGGAAGCAAGGATCGAACTTGCGACGCGCGGCGTATGAGACCACTGCTCTACCATCTGAGCTATTCCGACGAATTGGTGCCCTATGTAAGATTCGAACTTACAACCTTCGGTTTCTAAGACCGACACCTCTACCAGTTGGGCTAATAGGGCAAATTGGAGCGGAGAATGGGGATCGAACCCACGACCACTTGCTTGGCAAGCAAGAGCTCTACCACTGAGCTACCTCCGCAGAATATGGAGCTACCTCCCAGAATCGAACTGGGTTCTCAAGGATTTGCAGTCCCGCGATTTACCATCCATCCCAGGTAGCATTTGCTGGTTACTGCCATCCAGCATCTCCCTTTTCGCGGAGTAGGTTACGAGATGAGACGGATCAAGAAACCGAGACTCTTCAGGCGGCAGGAGCCTATATCCACCTAAACGCTTGATCTCGTAAAGATGGTGATTCGCAGGCTCTCATCTCTGCGAATTGATGGTGCTGGCAGCAGGAATCGAACCCACGACATCCTGATTACAAATCAGGCGCTCTACCTACTGAGCTATGCCAGCGAAACGTTATACTAATTTATATCCAAAAACGTCTTCGAATTTTTCATTACGAATGGCGTCAAGAATTCGTGTATAGTTTATGAAAGAGTTTGGATCCACTGGATCTTTTTCTACAAGAGTCTTTCTGATACCTCTGTATTCTTTCTTAAGAATTTCGAAGTTATCGACTGTAAGAATTTCTAATGCTTTGTCGATTTCATCAACAGCTTTCTTACGAGATTGCACATCCATGTTTCTAAAATGGAGTGGCTCGGGAGTAACTGTTGCGTAGCACTTCGTTCTGATACCTGGATTGATCTCATACAATTTCATTAAAAACTTCGCATGAGATGAAGCGTCGAGTAGAACATATGGACTGATAGCTGTATTAAAGAATATTTGAAACGGATCTTTCATACCGGTAAACGTATATATGTTTTTTTCTACAGTAGACCAGATAGTTCCTTTTCTAGCGTACTCAGCTGTTTTCCCCACTCCGTCGATACTCATAACAAATCGAACTCTCTTGAACTTTTCGAGACGATCTATGAACTTAGGATTGTAGACGCTACAGTTAGTGAACAGTTCTACGTTGATGTTTTGATTAAGATTCCTTTCAATCAGAACATCAAGGAAATCATAATAGTCTTTGATCAGTAGAGGCTCACCACCAGTTAAGCACAGAGTGCGAACACCATCCAATGTTATTTTCTTTAGTTCTTCTAAAGAAGCATCAGAGGTATACTCTACTGATTCCTCTTGATTGTCACCAAAGTATGAATTTAGAAAAGGATATTCCTTAGCTTCGCGCGCGAGCTCTGAACTAGAGGAAGAGTTACACATTCTACATTTAAAATTGCAGAGGTTACTCGTTCTAAGCTCAAGCCTCGCTATGACAGAGGGAGTATCTACTGTGAAATCTTCACTATCGAGTTCGAGATACTTATTAGGATCTATCTCATCTACTTTTCGAAAAGTGCTCTGACGAGTGCTTCTGATCCCTATGTCTTCGCGATTCTTACATATACTACATGAAGGAGGAACTCTTCCAGCAATGAAGTCTCTCTTTATGTTTTTAAGAAAGTCCGACTCAAGGTATTCTGTTGGCGACAACTGTTCTGTACCAGAATTCGCATGGCATGGTTTCGTATTATTCAAGTGACAATACATACCATTCCACGGTGCAGGGCAAAAGAACTCTTTTGTCGGATCAATGATTGTCATACGAAACCTTTTTGAAATTAGTGGGAGCTAACCATGGCTCCCGGCGGGTCTATTTAGCGCGACCAATCGCATCCGTATCGGCTCTCCGGTCCTTCGGGAGCGCGACTTCCCTATCTACTTTCCCAGAGCTTTCGCCCGTCGGCTAGATACGAATTATGGTGGAGCCAGACGGGATCGAACCGCCGACATTCTGCTTGCAAAGCAGACGCTCTCCCAACTGAGCTATGGCCCCAAACTGGTGCGGGATGAGAGGGTCGAACTCCCGACATCCTCGGTGTAAACGAGGCGCTCTACCACTGAGCTAATCCCGCAATTTGGCTCCCCGACTAGGACTCGAACCTAGGACAAAGCGATTAACAGTCGCTTGCTCTACCAACTGAGCTATCGGGAAATAAAAGCTCCAGAACACTATCGTAGTCTGGCAGCGGATGGTTATTTAGGTGTCTCCTTGTAACCTGCAGGAAGGAGAGAATCATTCACCATCACCCTAGTCTGTTTCAACACCAAAGGGCACGTTATGGAGGAAGAGGTGGGATTCGAACCCACGATACCCGTGAAGGTATATCGGTTTTCAAGACCGAGGCGTTCAACCGCTCTGCCACTCTTCCGTAATTGGTCGGAGATGCAGGATTCGAACCTGCGACCCTCTGCTCCCAAAGCAGATGCGCTACCAGACTGCGCTAATCTCCGTTATATGTTTTCAAACAGCAAGTTCTTTATTTAGCGGCAGACTCGCTCTCTGCGAATACCATACGGAGTGTGTCTATCTACGATGAAACACTGCGGATGACGCGGCGCATGATACACATACGGATTGTATGCAGGGCGCGGGTGATAGTATGGACGCGGCGGAGCATAGTATGGATCGTATGGGCGCGAACGATAGTGTGTGCGATTATACGACGAGTCGGACACACCATTAGCCACGACTGCACCAGCAAGAGCACCTACTGCACCAGCGGCGACTAACTGCTGCTCTCTTGGCGTGCAGCCAGCGAGACCAAGCGCGATGATTGATAATGCAAGAATCTTTTTCATGCTACGCTCCATTTGATGTCGTCTTCAGTCTCGATTGATTCGAGACCATCGTACTCTTCGATTCGATATTTAGTCCCCGCAGGAAGATCGTCGATCACGAGATCGGCGCACATACCATTTGCGTCTTCACCCAGTTCCTCGACGACTTTCACAAGAATAGGATCTGTGCGATCCATATCGCCATCCCACTCAGCTTGCCCGCCTAACTCAACGTATCGTTCCCAAGCAGCCTTAGAAAGACCGAAGCCACCGTAGCAGATATTGATTACTATCTTAGTCACTTTCGTCTCCATTGTCAAGTGGTGATCGCGGAAGGACTCGAACCTTCGACCCACAGCTTAGAAGGCTGTTGCTCTATCCTGCTGAGCTACGCGACCTTTGCGTTTATATAGCTTGCGCGAGCGGATCACGCGCGAGCGAAACTTAGGCGTTCGCAGGTCTTTCGCTATCGGATTGCGTTTTAACTCGCATGAGTTTACCGCAGAGTTCCCAGCCATAGTTTCGTTCCTTCGTTTTACGATTAACGTCAACATCCATCTTATAGCCGGTATAATCTTCTAGATACTTCACTGCCTTTTCGATATCATCGAACTCTTTCATACCAGCGTTGCGATTTAGATATGGCTTTGCAATATATTTCATGCTGCGAGTTCCTTCACGATCTTACCCATACGACGACCGTGAGCGGGATACGCAACAACAGCCACTTCCTTATTCCAGCAAGCGCGGCAGTCACCGCATTTGCCAGAGCGCTCATACGCATCGCACACCTTGCTCGCGCTCGTTTCGCTGTCAGCGAACGGGATAACCGTCGAGCCGTGATCAGCGTCGAACTCGCCAGTCATAGAGTCGGACGAGAAGCGAACAGCGACATTCTCCAGCGACTTCATACGATCGAGGATCGAGCGGATACGATCGACCTTGTAGGACTTAGTAGGCAGCCAGTGCTTGACGTGAGGAGTCTTCTGCATCACCAGAAAGATCTTGAACGCAAGCGCAGGATGATATACGTCGCCTGAGTCGAACCAGCGGAAGAACTTCTGCCGCTTCAGTTCCTTCACCATATCGTCGACCCACTCAGCTCGCTTCCAGTCCTCGCGATTGTGCTCGCGAACCTTGATCGCGTCGGGCATCATATAGAAACCCTCAGCTGCGTAGCAGCCAGCGCAAACAGCGACAGGAAGTTTCGTGGCAGGATCGATAGAACCAGGGCAAGTCTTGCGCGCTTGGAGCGACCACGATTTGGCAGGCATCTTGGAAGCCTTAGACAACTTAATCATCACGATCTCCATTCATCTTAGCTTAATGATACCACGGGCAGACGTGATTGTCAATACCCGTGGTACTGTTAAACTAAGCGAATCACTCCGCGTAGAATTCTTTCGGAAGATTCTCGCGAACAGCAGCGCGGGCAGCATTGCGAGTCTGCTCTTCCGTTTCATAAGCGAACTCGAGGGCGCGGAACTCTTCGAGAACATCCGCTTGCTCGTCAGTCAGATCGCGTCCTGTGATCGGATGCTTAGCAACGTTCTGCTTAGTCTTAGCATGAACAGTCTTGATCGTCTCAAGATTCTTTGCCTTGATCGCTGCCTTAGCCTCGTTGGAGATACGCGAAACGTCGACCTCCTTAACCTTGACGGACTTCGCTTTCGCTGCAATCTTAGGAGAAGCAGCCTTCGAAGCCTTGCGAGCGGGAGCAGAAGCGATCGCAGGCATTGAACCGCTGAGGACGTACGCAGTAACTGCACGACCACCGTCGCGGATAGCTTCGAGAATCACACCTTCCTTACGAGCGAGGAACAGAGCACGACGCGCACGACGCGGCGAACCAGTAGCCTTCTCGAGCTGAACGGGAGTGAAACGATTGGAATTGGACTTGAGCAAGTCGATTACGAATTGAGATTTCATTACAGGTCTCCAAGTGGTTACAATATTGATTCTAGCTGGTGCTAGGGTTATTGTCAAGGGCGGTTGTCAAGAAAATGGCGAATGCTGAATCCGACGAGCATGAACGTAACCAGCGCGAGGAGGGGGCTGAGAACGATAAAGCAATCGGTGGTAGACATAAGCTGAACTCCTTAACTCGACCTTACATATATCATTCTATCGGAATAGAGGCTAATTGTCAAGGGTTGTTTCCAAAAAGAAAACCCTGCAAAAACAAGGGGTTAGTTGTAAGTGATTGTTTTTGCAGGGGAATCTTTTTTTCACTTTTTTGTATCAATCTTCGATACGTTCCCAAGCTCGGACGAGTCCCTCGTAGTTGATTTCGTAGGGAAGTCCAAGCGTTTCCAGTTCTTTAATGAACGTAACCTTTTCCGTTACTGTTTCCAGCGCACGAAAATGACGAAAAATCGTTTCCAAATCCATAGTAAAGCTCCAGTTCATGGATGAACGTCCATCCATTATTGATTCTATACGAAAGTGAGTCGATTGTCAAGTCCCTATTTCAATCGTTACGCTTCCGTTACGATTGGTGCCCGCGGTCAGGGTCGAACTGACACTTGGGAGATTTTAAGTCTCCTGCCTCTGCCTATTGGGCTACGCGGGCTTCAACACATGAATGAGGTGATCATGTATGAAAAGAAAACGACTGGACCATACGCCCACCAGAGCAACAGTCCAGTCGTTAAGAATGATAGAGCAGCAAGTATGTATGCCGCTCTAATCATCAGAACTTATAGTTCACACCGAAGGTCACACGATCATCATGCTTCGTGCGATCCCAATCTTCAACGCGACGATAACGTGCATCGATTTCGATATTGCGAGCGAATGAATACTTCACGCCGCCACCAACATTCCAAATCTTTTCGTTCTTGATATCAGCCCAACGGTAACCAACGCCAGCGAGAGCGTATGGAGCGAGTGAACCGAAAGCGACCGAACCAACAACATTACCAGCTACGTCTTGCGTGTCGCCCTTCTTGTAGTCATACGTTCCTTCGACAGCAAGACCGATTGGGCCGAGCTTGAAGAAATTGTATCCACCAGTAACACCTACATTCCACGGCGCATCTTGAATGCCGTTGATGCCGTTATTAACGAGACCACCAGCATTGATACCAACCCAAAACTTAGGGGCTGATACTGCACTGGCAGTAGGTGCGATTGGGTTTGAACGGGAAGGAACGCTCGGTGCATCTGAAGCAGCAGCAGTGACTGTGCTGAGAGCGAGAGCGAACGCAACGATTGTCTTCTTCATATTTACTCCTTAGTTGAAAACAACATACCAAATAAGCAGGCTTATTCCTGCGATCAAAGCCATCCAATTACAGATGACTAACACCACGACTATTTCTAGCCAGTCGCGAAAGTTGGAGCGGTGAGCGGGAATCGAACCCGCGACCAACAGTTTGGAAGACTGTGACTCTACCACTGAGTTACCACCGCAATCCTTAATATCCATTATATCAGTTCACGCTTGTCTTGTCAAATAGTTTGGACGAACATACTTCGCGCCAAAGTATTCTTTAACAAGAGCGATAACAACCTGATCGTCATACTCCTTGCAGGAGAATACGTCGAGATACATTGCGTTTCCGCCCATACCATCGTCTGGCACGAAGTGTGCGCAGATGTTCGACGTTTCGATCAACTGGACGAGAGTGTATCCAGCCTTATTACCAGATCCAAAGTTTACGATCTGTGGTTCACCATAGGCGACCATGTCGATATCATTGACAAGGCGCTTCGTGAAATTGTAGATAGTATCATAGCTGGTAATTGCTGCGTTGTCAAGTTCTGCGCAGTCCAAAACCAAGTGGTATCCCCAATATGCCATTTCTTTCTCCTAAAGTCGCTCAAAAGATTTACTGCTTCTTGTGTCGTAGGTCCATTCATACCACGACTCGAAAAACGCTCGTACCTCTTTCTCGTCGAACTTAGGATCCCGTAGGATATCGACGATATTATCAGTCGTAGCTCTATTACTCACACAATCATATTCACATCTTCCGAAAGTGACAACAGGACGCTTGTGTAGAAGCGTCTCCATACCAGTTCCAGAGTTCACGACTACGACTGCTCGCGCGTGAGGGATAATATCATGGATCGAATTATCGACCCATCTGACGTGATTGTATTTAGTGGTCAACTCATAAAGAGGTGCCATGCTTCCAGGATTTACTGGATGCCCCTTCACAATCAGTGGTATATTTAGTTGTTTGGTGGCTGCGCATGTAGCTTCTAGTGCTTCAGGAACAGTCACGTTTGAGTGATACTTGATCGTTTCATCGTGCGGAATCTGACAAGGAAAGAACACGAAATCGTTAGGCAGATCTAGTTTCTTGCTTGGTGGTTGCTGGAACTTACTCTCACCTAGAGCGGCGCGAGCTTGCATCTGCGCATAGAAGCTGCCGTGCGGAACATCGCGATTCTTGTCGAACAAGAATGGATAAGCTGAAGATCCACCAGCAAATCCCTTAGAGTCGATATAGAACTGCCAAGGGAATACCGACTGCATGTAGTAACGCACATCTGTATCACGAACTGGAAACGTATCTCTCGACTTATGTGGGATATAGACGATATCCGTTTCCAGCGACTCTGTATACTCTGGCGTGAACTGCCACAGAGGCTTTTCAATAAGCTCAACGTCATCACCTTTCATACGATGCGCGTGAAGAATGCGATTAGCTACAGTAACCCATGGAATGCGAATCTCAGGAATAGGTCCACGTGCTTCGGGAACTGGACCTTCTTTAAACATTACATCAAGACGTGGAAATAGAATTCTAACTTTCATCGCATCATCCTATCAAAGTGATTCTTCTTAGTAAGATATGTAGGATTGTCATACTTGCGTGGACCTTTACCAGTCCAGATTGTCGTACCTTCGATAAACTCCCAATCCATGAACTTCTCATCAAAGTAGTGATAGCGATAGTTGCTCAGTTCGCTCTGATATGTTTCATTCAAAGCGACTTGATCGAGGAACCAAGCGAGTGGACCCTGCTTGATACGCTGACGAACTTTCTTGGCGAAGTTGATAGCTTCGTGCGAATAGTAAACTACGCCAGCAGCAACTCGGGTTCCCTGATTTTCCCATCCCTGTGTTTGTGGAAGGGGCTCACGAAGGAACAATCCAACCTGATCTTCTCCAGGCTTTTCAATATGCGACATGACGAGGCAGTCAGTATCGATGATAAGATAGTCTTCCTGCGAATCATGCTCCATGATATCAACGATCTTTACGAAACGCTCACAGGCATATACTGTTCTCTGAGAGTCAGGCCAGTTCTTGAACTTGCTATCACCAGCTTCTATGAACTGCGGATCACCAGAAAAGCTGAATGAAGCGCTCGTCATCTCAAACCACTTATCTGAAAGATAGTGAAGAAAGTCTATCTCTTCGCCACCAACATTGATAACATGCAGATGAAGATTGTTCCCTGCATTCGCAGCAGAAGCTACGAGCGCAGGAGCGTGGAGTTTTAGATAGACTGGATCACATGCTGTAAAAAGTTTCATTATCGACCAATGATATTGTATTCACCGAACGTGTCATTGTTGACAACTGGAGAGCAACCGTTGAGAACTGCTTCTGCTCTCATGTCGTGCCAGAACTTGACGAGATCCTGACGAGGATGTTCTTCAGTCTTGCCAGTGAACCAAGCTGGCCTCCACGGCTGTGTTTCCATCTTCGTGTAGTGAAGATGCCAGATGTCTTCAAGCGAGCGACCATCGCCGTCATGACAGTTCCAACGTGGGTCGAGATCGTAAACAATCTCTGAACCAGAGAACTGAGCGATATAGCGATGATGTGCATCTGGATTCGACTTCATGCGCGAAACTGGCATAAGCATGTCACCAAGGCGCTCACAGTCCATGAGAACCACACAGAACTCATGTCCGCCAAAGCGAGCACCACGACGAGCAGCTAGAGGATATCCCTTCAGCTCAGTCGCGTAGAGTTCAGCGATATCACGGAGATTGACTTGATCTACGTCCATGTAGATTGCTTTGCCGTGGAAGTTACATGCTTCAGGAATAGCCCAGCGGAATCCAGAGAACGGAGTCGACCAACGCTGTGTCTGCCATCCACCCCAGATAGAGTCTGTGTCATTAGTCTGACGCATCCAAGTAATTTCAATAGGGTGCGACGAGTTCTTGCGGAGAGAATACTCCAGCACCATTTCAGCTTCAGAGTCTTCGTTGTTAGACGAAGTGCCAACGAAGATACGAATAGGTTCAATCATTTTTCTTTTCTCCAAAAATCTGGACCAAGCTCAGGAAGATATTGATGAAGTCAAGATAGAGCTGAAGAGCACCAAAGATGCCTGCCTTCTCACGCTCCTCGCCTTCAGTCGTATCGTATACCAACTTCAAATTCTGTGTGTCGTAGGCAGTGAGTCCAGTGAATACCAGCACGGCGATACAGCTGATGATGAGGGCAAACATCGAACTCTGCAGAAACAGATTTACGATACCTGCGATCACCAATCCAATAGCACCCATTATAAGAAAAGAACCGAAACTTGTCAAGTCCTTTTTCGTGGTGTAGCCGTAAAGTGAAGCTGCACCAAATGTAGCCGACGCAATGAAGAATGCTTGTGCAATGCTGCCTAGCTTATAGATCATGAAGATAGACGAGAACGAAACGCCCATCAGTGCGGCAAAAGAGAAGAGTGCCATTTGGGCTGTTCGCGCAGTCAACTTATCGAAGAAGAACGTAAACGCTAATGAAGCAAGCAACGGTGAAAAGATAACGACCCACTTGAATGGCGTAAACCAAATCGCAGCCATCAGGGTCGCGTTGAAGTTAAGACCGATAGCAACAAGACCGCTGATCGCAAGAGCAATCGTCATATTGTTATAGATCTGAAGCATATAGCTGCGTAGACCCTCGTCATACGCAATCTGATCTGCTCTTGTAATTACTGGATCTGAATTATTTGAAATGTAATTCATACTACCATCTCCTCTTGAAGAACATACCTGTGCGTTGCATGAACGGCTTTTGCATAGTTGATTCTTGTGTGCGAATACGCTGAGTCACGGCATCGTCATAGTCAAAACCATGCTTATCAAACACTTGATGCCAGTATTCCTGCGGCTGGCAATTAACGTGATGATGACCAGTATGACCAGGAGGTGCAGCAGTTGCTACAACATACTTACAACGAGCAAATGCCTGCATGTAGAAATCTTGATATGCTTCTTCGACGTGCTCAAGAAACTCTACAGACCAACCGAGATCAAACTGACTCTTTGTAAGCAGGCAAGGTCCAGTTGTAAAATCATGGATAACGATATTCGTATCCTTTTCCTTCGGAACCTGCCAGTCACCGTCGATACCAACAGCTTCGAGTCCGCGCATCCCCGCGAGCGCGACCATGCCGCCAGGACCACAACCAATATCTAGGAACGACTTGACGCCGTACTCGCTGATCAAGAACGCCAACGTTCCTCTATCGTTATGTGTCTTGTTGAGGTGTCCGCCTAGATGCGATGGCAGAGAATCTTGATTTGCTTGTGATGTGTTCTGGTCCACGGTGCCACTTCCCATTAATGTTGTCGTTCAAATAGTTATCATCTTCAAGGACGCCATAAGCAAACTGCTCTTTGACTTCCTCATAGTTTACTCTACCTTTCGTAGAATGTAAAGAAATTATTTCTCGTCTGAAGAGGTTTCTGTCGGATTCTTTGATTTGGGCTTTGAGTATATCACTAGATCCGTAGTATTTTTTCCAGTCGGATTCGGATCGTTGACGACGGGATTTACCCTTAACTTTCCGAACCGACCAGAAATACTTTCTGCCGATGTATTTTTTGTTGTCTGGCGTTGTGATAAGATATACGAAGCCATACGCATCCCCGATATCTTCACTATCAAACGCCTTTCCATTGAATGTCCACGGGTTTTCATAATTCGCCATACATTTATATAGGGCGACCAGAAACCTCCTCTGGATAGAGATCTTCAAGCTGCTTCAGAGATTCTTCGAGCTTCTCGAGCTCTTTGATCGTAAGCTCGAGTTGCTCGTCGTGTATCACATGAAGATTCGATTTGATACTTTCAATTCTATCAAGAATCATATTGTATCGTTCATTGATACTGTATAATGAATCACTCATCATCTTCTTCAAGTTCCTCGATTGCTTCTTCCTCAGCGTCCGCCCCACAAAAGGGGCAGAACTGAGGTGTTGCTTTCTTTCCACGCTTTTCATAAATGACTGTGTAATCGTATTCGCCGCACGGGCACGACAGATCCTTCTCTGTCATGCTTAGACCTCACACCCGCCAGCCACGCAAGCAAGTTCCTGCGCTCCTGTGGTAGTATCAGTCTTTTCATAGTCCTTGAGCTTAGTCCAGTCGATGAATGTAGGCATCTTAGCAGCAGCTGCCTCGTACTCTTCCTTCGAGCAGTCTTGATAAGGAGCTTGCTTATAAACGTGCTCGCTGAACGGAAGGAACGAAACACCAGACATCTTGTCGAAGTGATTGTAGACCCACGCACCAACGTCAAGCCACTCGTGTTCCTTAACAGAGATAGTAACAGATGGCTTGTGCTCACACCAGTGATCCTGATAAGTAACCCAGAGTTCCAACTGCTCAATCGCGCTCATGTCTGTACGGAACACTGCATTCTCTGGTGCCTTCATCGGGAACGAGAACACATACACGTTGTTCGGACGCATTACACAATCTTCAACTGGAACACCAGCGTCGATCATGAGCGCGGCCAGAGGATCTTTCTTATCCGCACGAACTGTTCTGATATAGTATGGATTGTGGCGTGCATGAATACCAGAAGCAGCATCAGTAAGCTGGCTAACAGTACCAGAGGGCTTAACACAAGTAATAGCGGCCGACTGAGGAATGCCGATTTCCTTAGCAAACTTCTTGTTGGTTTCGACTGCGACTGCGCGGAGTTCTTCGAGTCTTCCTGCGAGTCCTGGTGTCTTTCCATTTGTGAGATCATTATCCATAATTCCTGTCATTGAAACACCGAGCAGGCGTTCTTCTTCACAGTTCTTCTTCCATGATGACGAGAGATACTTGAAGTTCGTCAGAGTTGACTGCCATGTACCGAGGATCGCAGCAAGACGAACCTTTTCTTTTAGGGTGTCCATCGTATCTGTGTCGCGAATGACGACTTCTGACAGATTACAGAACTCCTTATCGCGCAGAATGATCTCTGAGCAAGGATTGGTGCCGAAGTCGTAGTTAGGATCACGACGACCGTGCTTCGTAACTGTAGCCTTAGCAGAAGCACGATTGAAGATACCACGCTCACCAGACTTTGATTCATAGAGAGACTTCCACTCTTCCATGAACAGACCGATATCTGGCTTTTCTTTATAGATCGCTGAGTTATTAGCAAGCGCACGCTGCGACTCGTCCAGCCACCACTGACCAGACTTAGCTGCGCGCATGCGATCGTCGTTTAGATCTGAAAGAGAAATGAGAGCAGAACGACGAACGCCACCCACAACAACAATATCGGCAATTTTACATACAATGTCGTGACACTCCAATGTGTTTAAGCGACGCCCGGCTGCTTTCTTAAAGATGTCGATGCAGAACTTGAACAGAGCATCAAGTGGCTCTGGACCAGATGCACGACCACCAAATGTCTTGAGAGGAGTTCCAGCTGGACGGATCTTGCTGAGATCCCACTTAGGAACCTGACCGGAGTAGAGAAGATGAATGAGTTCCTTGAGAGCTTTAGCCCAACCGAGCTTTGAGTCAGCTACCATGATTGTTGTA